ATCTGGATATTCATCCATTGCCCGTCCGGCGAGTCCGATTGCAGGTTGATATCGGAACCGTATATGAGCTGATACTGGGCTGTGAAGAAGGCGCCCAGTTCATCGCGCGACTGTACTTGAAGGCCTGTTGCGTCTAGGAGATTAGGCATATCTATCCCACCGGATTCAGAGTGTAGGTGAAGGTATTTGAGATTTGCACATAGATTGTTTGAACCGTATAGGTCACGACAAAGTTTCGCGTCTTGGCATCGAGGCTACTGTTCAGCGTGATCAGGCCAGTGACGTCCTGGGTGTTCAGAATCGTCGTCGAGATGTCCAGCTCGAGGGCAAGCTGGTCTTTGCCTCCGAGGCGTGTAAACCAGTCAATGCCTGCACCGAGATCAAAAAAGCAGTCTCCCAGAATGGAATTCAGACGCGTATTAATGTTCTGCGCGGTCGCAGCATTATCGGTCAGATAATTGTTGCGGCCCTTTCCAAAGTTCCAATCATGAGTGGCATCTATCTGTCTAACTCTCATTCGAGTAATACCCCCAAATCGGTTTTGATCGTGGCAAGGGCGGTCGTGACCGCCGATATGTTGCTCGAGACCGCGGCAATCGCGGCAGCGTTGATCGGTGGTGACGATGGACTTCCGGGTGACGAGCAGGTCACCGTAATAGCGGCCGTCTGGGTAACAAGCGTCGACAGAGCAGAATTTAAGTCTGTAAGCTTGTCGACCAGCGTCTGCGTAATGACCCGAAGATTCTTCGAAGAATTCTTAATCAGGACCTTTGTCTGTTTCGCAGCCACCACGGTGTCGGTGCCGTAGGCGAGACTTGCGCCTACAGTGTCACTCGTAACGCCGATCGCAATGGATTCTGTCTTGTTCCAGACGGTGCGAACTTTATCGTCTTCGAGAGATACCAGACTTTTATCGTGCTGCAGCTGGGTCTTGTCGGCAGAGAAGGTTTTCAAGACGTTTGCCAGCGATCGTATGCCTACCAGCGCGATTCCATCGCTGATCGAATGGAGACGAAGTGTGTTGGTCGCAGAACCGGCGCCACCTTGAAACCAGTTGTCGAGGTCTCTATCGTTGAAACAAACGAGGCATTCATCGCCTTTTTTAACGGGAAACCTGAGCGACCCGTTGCCACCCCCGAGGAACATAACTGGACAGTCGAGCAGAATAGGGTAATCGGCCAGAACCGCATCATAGTCCCCGGTCACGGCATTTGGTTGGAAAAAGGTCTTCTTATAATTTATCGAGACGTCGGCCGTCTGCTTCAGCGCATTAAACTTTTCGATGGTCCCTACATGATGCCCCGTGAGATTCAGAAGAATGTCTTTCTTCAAAAGCTGAAGGAGGTCTAGGAGCTCAGGTTCGTTAGGGATCAGATTTTGTTTTTGTCCACTCATAGCGCACCCGACAGTAGTTTCGAGTAGAAGAACTCACCCGTTGTGATCAAAGTGCCCGCCTGAGACTCGGAAATCATCCCGCGATGCTTCACCGCCGTAACCTTATAGTCGCCGTTGAAGTTCACGCCAGTGCTACTGTCCAGGGCGATCTTGTATCCGACATTTAAAGTTGGCTCAAAAATCATGTCGAAGCGAACGATGGTCTGCTCAAGCACGGGAGTCCCGAGAAGGCCCGAAGTTGAATTGATGTAGAGAAGCGAGTTGGGAAGCTGAATGTACTCGTTCGTCCCAAGGGCGTTCGCTTTACCGTCGTCCACGAAGAAGCCCCCGCCGGTGAGCTCGTCAAGCGCAGCGGCCGTATTTCCGCTTATTACCGTTCCCCGTGTGGTGACACCAGGATAGCTCCCGATCGCGCCCAATTCGAGTTCAGGTAGGCCCGAGGCCAGCTTTGTGATGATCGCCTTCTTCGGCGTTCCTGCCGGAAAGGAGTCTTCGGTAAAGCCCGTGTTGAAAGCAAAACCCCCGTCGTAGCATTCGATCTGCGTAATGAAGTTCGTACCCTCACGCACCGACCACGCCTGCGAGATGTTTCCGCGAAAGATACGAGGGAGGTTCTTCCCGTAGCCTGCTCGAAGCTCAATCTTTCTAAACTTCCCATAGTCAGACGAGTTGAAACGGATCTGGTTACGGTTACGCTCGGAAAGATTATAGATACGCAGCTGGCAAACATTCGCCGAGGTCAATGTGTTGCGCGTGATATCGAGCTGAAGAGTAAAAGGAAGCGTGACGGTCAATTCATTGCCGTCTTCCTTTTCAACTCTCAATTCGTAGTTTCGCGTGAACTTATCCATTTTTCAGATAGTCCTCAAACTCTTCGACTTCACTTGCACTCAGGATATAGAGCTTTGAATTAGCCGACGAGAAATCCTCTTGAAGCGAAGGCTCGCGATTTGCAACCGAAAAACAACCAAGGCCAAACGGAATCTTATTTTTATATTGGCGAAGGAGGTTCGGACTGTTGCAGATGCGGACTCCGCGGAGTGTGAAGTCACCACGGCTAATCTCATTGATAAACCAACCCTGTTGAAGTGGTCGAAAATAAAGGGTGAGCGACACCGCGCTTCCGTCCGAGAGGATCAGCGTTTGCTTTTGAAGGGCGTTGCTCGTCACCTGTTGAATCAAAAACATTTCAAAGCCCCATCCCGGCAAAGCCGCTTGAAAGGTTTATCGAGGGCACTGGCGAAGAGGTCCCTAAGTCCACCAGTCCGCTCGCCTGACTCGAGGCGCGGCCGTCGAGGGAGCTTGAAAGGATGCCGGCTTTCGTCTGCGTCGAGGCTGTACGGATCATCTGAAAGGTAATTTCAAAGTCGGTGATGACCTTCGAGTCCTCATCTTGAACGGCCCGTAAGCGCAGGATGGCCATATTTTGAAAGACCGCCCAAGGCGTCTGCACCGTAAATAACGTGCGGGTCTTCCAGTAGCCGTAGAACTGCTGGAACATGATCTGCTGCTTATTCTGGTTCGTCCCTACCTTAAGGCCTGAGCTCCCAATCACCGACTGCCCGCCAGAGCTCGAGAATGCGTTGCCAATGGATGACCAGGCAGAAACTGCCGTATTTGCGACGTTGGCTGCCGTCTGATAGAGGAAGAAGGCTTCGGCATATGCCAGAGTCGCCGTAGTGCTGATCTGAGGCGCGTAGGCGTTGATGCTGGTCAACCTATCGGCCGCCGTCTTTAGGAGCGCCAGGCCGGGCGGAGGCACGTTGTTGAGCTCTCCCACGTAGCCCTTAGCCGTGACGATCTCCGGCTTCAGCGCAATTTGGTCTTGAACGGCAGTATTGTCTTCTACGTAGTGGTTTGTGACTTCCGACTCGAGCGTGATGGTCTGCTCGCCCTCGTAGTTGAAGATCAGGCTAGGGGGTTTCGGCGCAGTCGATACTGTTCCGTCCGGCTTAGGCGGATTCTGAGGCGCGTAGCCCTGGGTGTCCTGCGGTGTTACGAGCACCAGGTTGGACAGGGACTGGGCGGCGGTCGTGATCGGAGCCAATGCTGAAAGGTTTATCCCCATTTCTTAGTTTCCCTGACTTTGAGCGGGCATTTGTCGAAATGCTTGTTTCACGGCTTGCCGGGTTGCATCGGCGGTTTTCGCAGGATCGGTGCCCGCACCCGGGAAGTTCATCGTCTGATTTACGTTTACGTTCTGGGTCGTCGTATTCGAGGCGCCGCCCTGAACGGCAGGCATTCCTGGAGCAATAGCTTTGGGCGATACCAAAGGCTCACCATTGAATAGCTTTGACATCCCGCCGCCTCGGAAGAAGTCGAGGACGTTCTGCGTCTCCTCCCCTATCGACCTTGGTTCGCCAACCTTCTTCGGCATTAGCCTTTCGATAAAGTTTTCCGACGTCGAGCCTTTGACGCCCTTTTTCTGATCCTGGGCGGCCGCCTCGTCGACGGCTTCATTTATGGTGTCGAAGATCATGGCCCAGCCCTGGAAGACCTTACCGATGAGCTCAAAGAATTTAAGTTTCTCAGCCAGCTTCACGAAGGCTTCGGCGAGCTTTAGAACCTTGTCCGTTATTATCGAGATGTCTTTGACAAGCTCCCCGCCATGTTTCGCATTGAACTTTCCAACGGCCATCTCGATCTTATTGCCTAGGTTGCTCCAGGCCGCGTTTGCCTTGTCGAGCGAGGCGATCTCGTTATCGGAGTAGGTCGGTGCTTGAGAAAGGATTTCCGGCCGGAAAGCGTTACGCTTCATAGCGGCTGCAACACCCTCGCCGACACCAAAGGACTTCAATACCTCGTTCCGAAGCCCGGCGTTCGTTTCCTTTTGAGCATATTCCTGGAGCTTTTGGATTAGGAGCTGAGGCTGTTCGGCGAACTTTTTAAGGTCGTCGGCCGTCATCCCGCCAGTCAGCATAGAGACGCGGGCCAAGCCTTTCGGGGCACCCTCCCCCATCAGCGTGCGCGTGAGAGTGGACTGCAGACCTTTAAAGGTTCCTTCCATTTCGCTGTTGGAAACACCAACCTGGCGAGCAGCGTATTGATACTGCTGAAGGGTCTGCGCCGAGACGCCCAAAAGACTGTTGAAGTTCTTAAGGTCGTTTCCGGCACGATTTGAGGTGGAGAAGAGTTGTTGAACGGCATACATAGCGCCAAGGATCGCTGCCTTTGTCTCTAGCCCTACGGAAGCCGTCTCTTTCAAACCGGATCGGACGCCAGTTACGGCACCAACGGTCTTCTCGCTTCCTTCGACTCCAAGATCAAAAAACAGTTCGCCAAGTTTCATTTGTTCAGCTCCATAAAGGCTCGCTCGTAATCGCCGCAAAATGCTTCATATGCCAACGCCTGTAACACTGTTCGGGCGTCTAGTTCGGAAGCCTCTATCACCGATCGAGCGTAGCCTGCCTTACAGAGCCGAAAATGAATCAGAAGAGCATCTTCGGATGCCTCTATTTCCGGGTAGGACCGATCATCGCTGAAGCGGTTTTGAACTCGGCAAAGAGGCTTTTCAAAAAAGGCGTTATATTCTCGATCGTGACTTCCGCAATCACCTTTATGTAGTCTTCCCGAGCTTCGACTGGCTCGAAAGTGTCCTCGGTGATCTTGAGGTCGTTGTAAATACATCGCTTCATGCAGTCCCAAACAATCTTTTCAATCGCTTTTGAACTGAATGCCGTGCAGAAAAAATCCTTGATAAACAAAGGCAGTTCTTTTTCAAAGTCGAGTTGAACGTGCTTTGATTCTCGTAGGACTGCTTGATAAAGATCCCGCGCATCACTGAACGGCGCGGGCGTTATCTTCAAAGTTGCTCCACTGGGGAGCGATACTTCTTTCATCCTCTAAACCCTTAAGTCAGAGCGCGTGGTGCATTACCGAAGCGCATTGTGTAGACGGCCACGGATTGCGTGGAGTCGCCCTCTACGTTTGAAAGTGCCTCGACCGCTTTAGTGAAAACTCCACCCGTCGGGATGTAAGTATCACTCGTCACTTTGCCCGTGCCGTCGCCTATCTTTTTGATGAACTGGGCTGTCAGGAGCACGAAGCCTGCGAAGTTCAAGGCTTGGTTTGATTGGAGACCGTTCAAAAACTTGTCGTCACTTGATCCTCGAATAATGCGGATCTTGACGTCAGCCTGTTTCCCCATCTCGTTCAAACCATAGATGGAGTTTCCATTCTTACCTGTCTTTACGCTTGCCACGTCGTTCGGAAAGGTAAGCTCAACACAGTTTCCGTCTGCAAGGTCTGAGATAATTCGGTTGTTGATAATGATGGTGTCGTTACCGCTCATCGCTACTGTAGTCATATTCGTGAACTCCGTTCTTCGTTGCGTTTGTTGTTATGCGTTGACGTTTACGATGACCGTCGACGAGTGGAGAGCACCAGCTTCCTTCAGCGCGATCTGAACCAGCGGCGCTACGCGCGCATCACGGTCAGCTTGGAGTTGCTGTGAAATAGGACCGGAGTAGATGTAGAAGCCGAACTGCTGGACGTTATCCAAAAGGTCTTGCTGCACACCAAAAGTGGTCGGAGACGTCCATTTGCCGGGAGCTGAATACTGATTTGTGACGGCTGCGCTGCAGACACTTCTGTAGGCGCCCTTGAGGCCATCCATACCTTGTTCGGTCTGTGGAATCTTTGTTGAAGTCTGCGCGAGATAATTGAAGCCGGCAACTTGAAGCGCACCCACAAACCATCCGAGGTTGTAAACTTGATCGAAAAATTTGTTTGCTCCGAAAGAAAGAACTTTTGGAACGCCTTGGATAGATGCGTAGATGTCGGCACCAGCGGCTTTCGCTTTGCCGTAGATCGTTTGTGTCATCGTCGGGTCGGGTTGAACCGTAGCGAGGTCTTTCAAGTTCATCGTTGCAGTCGTGTTGGATCCTGCAAAGTTAACAGACAGTGCCCGTCCAGCATAAGAGGCCAGCATAAGAAGGGCCGGTGCGTCGGTGGCTGAGCCATAGTAAAGTCCGCGCGACTTTGTAAAGCCCCCAGAACGCAAAAGATCAAGAGAGCCGCCAACATCGACTGAAGTTGCTAGACGCTGAACGAAGAAACCAATCTTGTTTACAGTCTGCAGAACCGCAGCGACTGCAAGCATATCTGCCTGGCTTTCAATCTTCGCACTCATTACACCAAAGTACTGGACCAGGCCTTGAGTTCGGGTGATGGCCGCATCAATCGTTTCACTCGCAACGAGAGGAATCAC